AAGATTTACAAGAACGTGAAGCGCAGAGACAAAGGAATCGCTCGGAGTTTCCGAAGACAACAGAAATGATAGACAAATTAAACGAGGCCTTTGGCCCATTGAAAATCACAGAGTTCAACAGAGAAGCCGCAAGAGAGTTTGAAAAGATTACCTCCTAACCTCTAACAGTTGCTCAACTGTTCTTTGCCCACCCCTTTGGTGGGCTTTTTTTTGCTCAGCATAAAGCAGACAGGTACTCGGTAGCTTTTGTTAGGTGTGCTTTCACAACGCAGTCATGGCATGTCTCGTTGACATCATCCAAGAGACTGGCAACAGAATCAAAGTCATCATCCTCTAAGAGTTCTATTGCATCCGTGAGTGGGTTCCTAATTTCTTCTGAGAGGGCTTCATCAATAGCAGCACCAATGTAGGTGCGAGTGCGGCATTTATTATTACGATCATCAAGTGTCATAGCGGTCACCTTGTTGGTTAGTCGGACTCCTATTATCAGGATCAGAGCAGTGATAAATCGTCCGATCCGTGTCTCCGATTATCTATAAAATATATGCGCTCCTATACGCTTTATACGCGTCTGTGAGGAGGCCCAGTAAGGTTGGACATAATGTGCGTGGTAATAAATTGCGCCCTCTGCAACACGCTGTGTGCGCCCTGAGAAGACGCCTGCTGCCACCTCTTGAGCCGTAGCCCATGCTTTCTTCTCACGAGGCCTGTCGCTCCTACCGTCACATGCCCAGCTAAACTGGCACTTATGTAATCGGTTAGGGTATTTGTTGTGCCAAACCACATCGCAGACAGTATCAGGATAGTAAGGCGACTCCACGCGATTCATCACCACCTCCGCTACGGCGATCTGCTCCGTTAGGCTCTGCGAGCGAGCCTCGAAATAAACATTGAGTGCTAAGCACATAATAGATTCTGTAATCATTTTACAATCGCCCCACTAATCCAATCCCTGATTGTTCGCACTGGCTTACCTAGACGATCAGCCATTTCAAACTCATCACGCTCACCATCACGATAGAGCTGAATTGCACGCTGCTTCGGAGACGATGTTGACACGACGATAGAGTTATCATTCTCATCACGACCAAAGCCAAAGAACATTCTCCGATCCATCATGTCGTTCCACTCGCGCACCTTGCCGTAGCGCACCTCCATAACCACTACAAGATGCGCATTACGCGCTCGCTTTCGGAGGCGGTTCTTGAGTATCTGAAAGACATCAAATCCTTCTGACTCAGTGAGCTGCCCGTTGTACAGACCTGCGTTAGTGCGAGCGGTTGATTCATCAGCATAGACTTGAGTGATCCGCATCTGTGTTTCAACTACGGTTAATTGGTTGGTGCTACCTGCCTCTCGACCAAGATGCCCTTCGGAGGGCTTGTTTGAGTGGTGCAGCCAGATGACAGCAAAGCCAGCATTGCGCAGCTTCAGAAGTATCTTGTTGATGCGTCCCCACGATTCCGCCTTTGATTCCTCTAAGCCAGCAAAGGCAGAACGAATAGTGTCAATGACAATCACATCTGGCCTTACACCCATGACCCATCGTTGAAATTCCATCAACCCTTCATGGCTATTTAGATCAATCCCATCTTGGGATATGAATGGCGTCCACAATTTGAAGCGATCAGTCTCTCCGAAACTGGACTTGAAACGCCCAAGCATATTACCGATGGTGCCTCGGCCATTCTCCCAATCGAAGTACAGCACGCTTGCTGGCTTGTCTACCTCGTAAGCGCCCATGTCTTTACCGACAGCCAGATGATAGAGCGCATGTTGGCAGAACATGGATTTACCATGGCCGGAGTAACCAAAGATTTGGGTGATCGTTCCTGCACGCAACCAAGGCTCGATCAGGAATTTAAAGTTTGCCGCTTCCTCGATCAGCGCATCAGCATTCGCCACCGTCAACGGCTCGACTGGTTTCTTCTCTGGCTTAACAACCTCTTCTGGCTGTTGATCCAGCTCCAATATCTTTTCCTCCGACACTTCTTCACGCTTGATATAGTTACCATCAAGGTCAAAGCGTTCCGGATGGTGGCGCATTTCTTTCTCACGCACATTGTCCAGAGACACACGGAACTTATGTTCAGGCAAAGGCTCCTCAAAAAAATGATCCATGAAGTGACGCCCAGCATTCTCCAGTTCCTGCCCTATTCCGTGAGTAAGAACAGCATGGGATAGGTACATGAACACCCTGTCATGACGTCCGTAGCCACCAGTTGGCACCTTGCGATTTTCAAACTGCTCAACAAACTCCTCTGTCTCTGCCCAGTAATCCTTACGCAGCTCGTTTTCAAGGGCATACTTACTCAGATCAATGGACTCCAGACTAAAGAAGTCGGAGGCAGTTTCTTGCACTTGCGGTACATAGTCTTTGTAGACAGGCATATCTTCCATGATGTCCATACCGTCAGGTATCTGCCAAGAATAGCCAGTAGATGGTGGAGCCTTTACATAGCTGCCATCACCACGAAAGTCCAAACCGTTCTCCGCTATCCAGTGCTTACCAGCGTTCACACCAGAGCGAGGGCCACGCCACACATCATCATTGGGATGCGCAAAGTAATAGTGCCAACCGCGCTTAGTCTTTACTGTGATAGCAGAGCTATACCCTTCCGATTCTGCTCTGGCCTTTGCTTCCTCGTTATCAGCATCAACAACACATAAGCCAGAGATTTGGCCTGTGACAATACCTACATCAGCGTCTGGCCAAATTTCCCACCATGATTCCACTTCTTCTATAGTAGGTAGTGTTGTTTGATAACTCTTCCACTTTACCAGTGGTCTTTTTTCTGTGGGTGATAAAGGAATCACCGACCAGCCCTGATCCAAATACTCAAGTGCTGCCTCTAATAGTTGCTCGCTCATTTCTTATTCCTCGTGGTAGCTCTTGATATGGTTTTGCTCCGCTCTCGATAAGGGACGCTCAATCGTCCGAGGGGCCATACCCTTATCGACACAGCTATGCGCCACTGCCGACCTGACCTCTATAGGTTCAAAGTAAAAATTCAAATCGATGTCAGGGAATGCAGTCTTAACGTCTTCCAACACTCTCGATGTCACCACTTCTGATTTAAGCCAGCGATAGAAAGATGTACGGGGATGCCCTGTACTTCTGGCTAATGCTGACGGGCCACCAAGGTCTCGAATCAGTCGATGAATGTTAAGGCGATATTGAATACTCATTTTTATGCTCCTTTTTTTGCCGATATGTCTTGCAATGGAGACAACTTTAACTTAAAGTGATGATTAAAACAATCATCCGAATGATTCTTTTAATGCTACTAACATCAACAAAGGATAAAAGTATGAACATCTTTGACGATGCACTATCAAAAGCTAAAGCCGCACCACTTGGGCACTCTCCAGAAGAATTAGAGGCCTACGCAAGAGAGGTGGTCATGTTGCAAACAAAGCTAAACACAATTAAAGACTGCCTTGACGCTGCAACGGATGCTCTTATTTCTGAATTACCAAGAAATAATGTAGAAGTTGGCGAGCACTTAGTCGACGCTGGTAAATACCAGATCAACATCAACGTCGCTGAACGCTGGACATGGGATCAAGATTTGTTAGCAGAGTTGCTGAACGCTGATCCAGAGTTACCTGACTGCGCTCAAATGAAAGTGGCAATCAATAAGCGCAAGTTTGAAGCCGCTGACTCTTCCACTCGCATCAAACTACTGGATGCGCTGACGCGCACTCCGGCTAAACCTAAACTAAAAATAGAGGCAATCTAATGTTTAAAGTATTGAACACTTCGGATGCAGAAGTGCATTTCGAGAAGACCTTACTGTGCGCCCACCATGGGTGGGGCAAGACTACACAAGCTATCAATGTGCAGAACAAGTACGGCAAGACACTGATTATCTCCCTTGAGGGCGGTCTTAAATCCTTGGAGCATGTGTCCATTGATGTGATTCCCGTCGCTACATGGGATGGCGATCACAATCCTGAGAGTGGTGTGTTCTCGTTTAGAGGCGCAATGCGCATGATTGCCTCCGAAGAATTTAAAAGCATGGGCTATACGGCTATCTTCATTGACTCCGTGACCGAGCTGTCAGATCAACTGATGGAGTTCTTGGAGGAGAAGCACGCTGGCAACAAAAACGGTTTTGAGAAATGGGGTGATAACTCCCGACTCATGATCGGTGCGTTGAAGTGGATTCGTGACCTAGACATGCACGTTGTCTGCACCTGCCTACTAGCAGAGGAAGACGACGACAACGGACTTACTACCTACTGGCCGATGGTCAAGGGTAGCAAGGTGGCCAAGCAGATTCCTGCATTATTTGACCACGTTTTTTGCGGCATCCGTCATACCGATGGTGACCGTACCAACCCCAAGGTGACACGTTATTTGGCCACAGACCAAGTACGAGGTTACTACGCTAAAGCGCGTGATCCGCGTCAACGCTTACGACCTATTGAGAAGAGCGATGACATCACCAAACTGTTTGCCAAGATGGCAATGCCAGAGGGTGAGTGGGATGCGTTTATTAACCGACAGAAAAAAGCAGCGCAAACTGATGCCGCTGCGAAGGAGTAAATGATGAACTGGAATGGTTTAGGATCAATCAACCTCGCTGCAATCGAAGAAGATCGCGGAGGTCAAACTTTGGCCGAAGGGCCACACGTCTGCAAGATCACAAATGCAGAGTTGAACAAAACAAAAAATGGCAAGGGTCATCGTCTGGCTGTGACACTGACGGCGCTGGATGGCAGTGGTCATGTGACAGACTACATGAACGTGCATAACGCCTCGTCTGAAGCCCAAGAGATTGGTCTTCGCCGCCTAAAAACCATGCTGGTTAAGGCTGGTTATTCTGGCGCGTCACCTGACATAGCTAAAATGAAAGGCTTGATGGTAGGTGTTCACGTTGTTCGTGGTGATGACTGGACAGACAAAGATGGTCATGCACGCCGTGGCGGTGGGCAACGACGCCAGAACAATCCCTACTTTCTGCCGAGTGAGACGCCTGCTCAAGCACCAGCAACTGAGGCTGCGGCTGCTAATGAGTTTGACGACGACATTCCTTTTTAGGTCTGTGGCCTTGGGGGGCTTTGCCCCCCTCTTTCTACCAAAGGAGGTGCATTATGGGTTTATTTGCTGGAGCAGCATACATTGCTGCAAGAGACGACGGGCGGCTGGAGCGACAGCGTGACCGTGTTTTTTATGCGCTAAAGGGTGCTGGAGTTTTAACGCTCCGAAACATTGCCGAAGTGACTGGCGACCCCGAAGCATCCATTAGCGCTCAGATTCGACACCTGCGTAAGCCAAAGCATGGCGCTCACACCGTCGACAAGATTCATATTATCAATGGACTCTACGGATACAGGCTGACACCTAATGACACAGATACACCAAGCGACAGCGCATGAAATAATTGCGGCTATTGATCTGGCTTTTGAGGATCAAAAAGAATCAAAGGCCAGAAAATACATCGGAGCATCAGGCGTTGGTAATCCTTGTGACGCCAACCTTGCCTTCTCGCTCCGAGGTTTTCCTAACACTGCCCCTCCTCCGAATCTAAAGCGCATCTTCAATCTTGGTCACATAATCGAAGATATAGTAGTAGCTGATCTAAAGAGACTAGGGAAGCATGTGGTGGTTCAGGAGAACGATCCGCTCACCTGCAAGCAATGGGAGTACAAGGAGCTAGGAGGACATATCTCCTGTCATACCGACGGCATGATTGAGATTAATGGCCGCTCCTACATCCTAGAAATCAAGTCGATGAACCATAATTCATTTACGAAATTTCAAAACAAGAGCATGAAGATTTCTCACCACCACTATTTCTGTCAGGTACAGATGTACATGGCGCTATCCAAAGTACCGCAGACGTTCTTCATTGCGTACAACAAAGACAAGTCTACTTACCATGCGGAGATTGTCGAGTTTGATGAGATCGAATGGAGCTATCTAAAGCAGCGCATCATTAATGTGCTTAACGGAGAAGCGACCAAGTGTGCAACTGACCATTCAGACTGGCGATGCAAGGGATGCTTTAAGCGCGATGTGTGTTGGCATAACGCCCCTGTACCAGTAGAGGCCAGCAGTTGTCAGTTCGGAGAGCCGCAACAGGATGGTAGCTGGCTATGCACGAATTGCGGTGCCACCGAAGAGTGTTGCGACCCAGAGCGTTACGCTCGATACGAACCAAAGGATAGAATGTAAAGGCACCATCAGGTGCCTTTTTTACTAGTGCCTCGATCACCAAACCACCACGCAAAACACATGGCTGTAATAGCGATAATCTGTGCCGCCAAGTCTCTTCGACTAACCTCATCGAATGTGGCTGCAACATACAGCGTCATCAGAATCATCAGCACTGTGAGCACTGGCCGAACCAAGCGAAGAATGTCGTTCACCCACATGGAAGTCTGACCATTGTTTGTGTCGTGCTTATAGGAGGCGACTCTGACAGATTCATCGGCCACGGTGTTAGTGATCGCTTCTTCGCTCTCACGCTCAGCCGCTCTATCACGCATCTGCATTTCAAGTAGTCTAACCTCATGATCGTATGACATCTGTCTGGCTTTTGCCTCTTCCTTATATCGCCAAATCTCCAGCACCTTGGATACCACTGACCCCAGTAGTCCAGTTGTTGAGCCGAATAGTGCAGCTCCTATCATTTCCCACATAGTTACCACCTTGCTCTTTTCGAGCGGTCATCGACGTGAACAAACGTCTTGTAGTTAATACCAATACCTTTGAAGCCGACTCGCTCAGCCAGACGAATTACCTCGTCTTTATTCTGGCCTCGGAGCGAAATATCAAATGCTGTCGCAGGTCGTTCTTTTGTTGATCGGTGTTGAGAGAGCGGTGCTCCCCCAACCTTGGCATTGTGAATAGGGCATCGGCACACTGAGTTGAGGTACATGGGCTTACCCAACAAGTTGCGCATTGCCTCCAGTTTGTCGAGCGCATCCGCAGAGATATAGCTGGTGCCGCATCCGCACTTACACACCAGCTCCGACCAAGCGAAATGAGGGGTAGCTTTATCCATTAGCCACCCCAGCCTTTGCCAAAGCCACCACCAAAGCCACTACCCCAGCCAGATGAGGATGAGGATGAGGAACCTTTGTCGGACTCGCCAGCAGTGAGATCGACTACGCCCTCTTTCACTCCCGCCATGCCGCCGACAACAGGCACACGGCCTACTGCTTCACGGACAGCCTGACGTTCCTTGGAATTGGATTCGCTGGTGTCGGTTATGCCTGCGCTCACGTTGTACGCTGTACCCATAAGGCCGACACTTGGGCCGAATACAGTGGACATTACGCGGGTCATACCGTATGCACCGTTATCCAGTTGCTGGGCGCTGTCGTGTACCATGTTAGCTATCAAGCCGAAGCCACCCATCTGGATTAAGCCCTCCAGATACCAGCCAGCGAAGTCGTTTTCATCGCCGTGAATATCCTTGTCATAGCCTAAACTCTTGAGCAAGTTACGCTTACGGAACTCAGCGCTATCGCCCTCCTCGCCACCGCGCAGTTGAGCCACGTCTTTAGAGCCGAGTGACAACATGCCAAAGCCTGCACCAGCGGTCATCATATAGAGCAGTGGGAAGACGTTGCCCTTGGCAGCCTCACTACCAACACCGCCCTCGCCCAGC